CTTGACCGGGCCGAGGACCGACTCGACGCCGGAGCGGACCGAGCCCATGCCGTTACGGGCTGCGGTGCCCATCCGCCCGAACGCGCCAGGGGCCAGCGCCGCCTCGTCCCGCATCGCTCGCGTGCCGCGGCTGGCAGCCAGCGCTGCGGCCTCGCCCTCCCGGACGCCCGCCGCGCCGCCGCGCGCACCCGCGCCCATGGCCGTCAGGCCGGCACGGGCCGCCGCCCCGTCCGCGCCGAGTGCCCGGATCCCGCGCCCGGCGACCAGGGAGGCGTCCCCGAGGGCGATCAGTTCGCCGGTGCCGGTGCGGATGACGGTGCCGAAGCCGGGCATCTCGGCGATGACGCGAACGCGCACGGTACGGTCGGCCACGGCAGCCCCCTATTCAGTTGTGGAGGCGTGCACGCGCTGAGCGCCGTGCGGGAGAATGTCGGCATGGATGAACTGGTGCGTTGGCTCGGTGAGCAGCTCGACGAGGATGAGCAGATCGCGCGGGCGACGGACCAGACGTTGGGTCAGCGGAATCTCCGCTGGTCCGTTAAGCCAGTGGATGAGGCGTTCTTCCGGGTAGTTGCCGCCGGGCATTACGTAGTGGGGACTGGCGAGTTCAACCCCGAAGATGCGCACCACATCGCAAAGTGGGACCCGGCCCGGGTGCTGCGGGAGATCGACGCCAAGCGGCAGGCGCTCGCCCACTACCTCAGAGTCCGCGAACGCGCTGTACGTCACGAGACCTACGACGAGCCATACGACCTTGCTGAGGGTGCCGTGTTCGTGCAGATCAAGTACACGGCCCTCCCCTATGCGGACCGGCCCGGCTACCGCGAGGAGTGGCGACCGTAATACATCGGACGGTCAGCCGGTGGCCATCCCGAACGAGCGGAGGACGTTGGCGGCGGCCTGCGACGGCGGCCCGAGTTCACCGGACTGGAACTGGAGCTGCAGCGCCGCATTCCACAGTCGCAGGAGCTGGCCGTCAGACAGGTGGTCCCAGAACTCGGCGAACTCCGCCTGGTCGGCAGGCTTGGGCTCGACCAGTTGAGCTTCGACGAGCGCCGGGGCGAAAGTGTCCCCATCGAATGCCGGTTCCTCGCCACCGCCAGCCGCGGCAGCCCTTTCGATCTGTTCCTTCGTCGGCGGATGCTCCGCCCGCAAGGCCTGATACGCCCGGTGCGTGATCGCTTCGAGAGTGAAGCGCACCCGGGACTCCTCGGCCCGCGCCTCCACCTCCTGCAGTTGCTTCGCGACGTCGCGCGCCGTCTCCGTGCCGTGCGTCTCGTCGTGGCGCTGTGCCCGCTCCAGCAGAGTGTCGAACGAGTCGAGTTCTGCGGAGGCCGTCGAATCCATGATGAGTTCGACGACCCGCCGGGGTCGCTGAATCTTGGCCCGCACGGCGGCGAACGTCAGCGCGGGTTTCGCAGCCCGACGCGCGGGCGGCTTCCTGCTCGAAGTGGTCATGGGTTCCCTGTCCTTCACGTGCTGTTACATGGCCTGATGCACGGCGATTTCGATGCCGGTGACCAGGTCTTCGGCGTTCGCATCCAGTGCGGGGCCGAGATGTGGAATGGGTGCGTTCTTGCTGGTGCCGTACTCGATGATGTTTCCGAGAGGCCCCTGTGACCGGCCCTTGTCCGGGCCGATCTCGCCCTCGACACCCACAGGCGTGACCTTGACGTCATAGGTGATCGAATACGGGTAGGCGGGCAAGTACTTGCGGCCCCGGATCCGGCTGCGCGCGTCATCCCGCACCTTCCGGCTGGTGACCGTGACGGCCTTCCCCACGTTCACCCTCAGCCGCTCCGCGAAGGTCCCCAGGTCGTCCACGACCACGGTGAGGCCGATCACGTCGATACCCGCCATCACGACTCCCTCCGGAACACGCTGACCTTCAGGCCCTCGGTCTTGCCGCCGTCTTCCTGATGCGCCGCCACCCGGCGTGCACCGGCCAGACAGGCATGGCATTTCGTGATCGACGCGTCGTAGGCGTACTCGTTGTCGGCATGCGTCGACTCCGCGAGCGAATGCCCGCAGTCCCCGCACAGCCCCGACTCGGCCTCCATCAGAGCCATCGCCCACCAGCGGTCTTCCGGCAGCCACAACGGCTCACCGGGACTCGGCTGCGGGCGGCCGAGGAGGATGCTGCGCGGGATACTCCACGCCCGGGCCGCCTCGACTTCCCGCCGGTACGGGAACCGGTGATCCCGCAGGCGGGCTACGAGAAAGGGACGGGGCTGGGCTCCTCGTTCACCGCGAGCGCCGCGGCGAACAGGGTCCGCGCGGTGCCGTCGTTGACGACGTCCAGCAGTCGGTCCACCTGCGCCGCCGTGAGCGACGGCTCGACACAGCAGGCCACCAGGACGGCGGGCAGAAACGTCCCCGCGTCGTAGGGCTGCCCCTTCGAACCCTCCGGCGCCGGATGGGCGGCCAGAAGGTTGCTGTAGGCGCGATGCCCCAACGCCCGGAACCGGAACTCAACCGCAGCCTCCCGCGCCCGCTCGCGCGCCACCGTGAGGCGCTCCTGCAACTCGTAGGCCGGGTTCACCTCGCCCAGCGACGTCGACTTCCACTCCCCCAGTTCACCCAACTCGGCTTCCAGCGCCTGAAGTTCGGCGCCCACGTCGCCCGCAAGGCACACCTGAATGGTGACCTCGCGCGGCGACGCCCCTGCCAAGAGCTCCGAGATGTCAGGCATCAGGCGACGATGGCCCTCGTCGCCGGGTCACTGGTGACCTTGAGCGGCGACATGAACTTCGAGACCTCGTTGGCCGCCGGGGCGATGTTCTGCGCCTCACCCGCGGTCACCGGGTACACCTCGACCTTGTCCGCGGAAGCGTAGGCGGTCGCGAACGCGGAACCGCGGCGGACCACCAGGTAGCCGGAGGTGTTGTACGTCAGCGTCGTGTACGGCTGGTCCTCGATCGTGGTCGAGCCGCGCTTGAACGTGACCTCCACCGTGTAGCTCCTGCGGCCGGGCTGGTTGGTCGTGAACGTCGAACCCAGCGACGACGTGTCGACGTCCGCGGTTGCCGGGTCGGCCTTCAGGCCGTCCGGGGTGATCCGCAGCGTCCAGTCGGAGCCGCCGTTCAACTCCGTGGTCGTGGGCGCGTTGATGTTCGCGATGGACCCCACCCACGAAACCTTCGTGTTGCCATCGCTGATCAGGTCAGACATGAACCCTCCTCAGGGCACAAAAAAAGCCCCGACAGCGGGGCGGGCGAGACGGGGCGGGTGAAGGTCAGATGCGCACAGCGGCGACAGTCACCGACGTCGTCGACGAGTAGGCGACCGCGGCCAAGCCGTCCGAGACGCCGGCGAACAGATCCTTCGTGATGGGGCCGATCATCATGTCGCCGGTCGTGGCCGGGACCGTGACGACGACATCCGCCGCAGCCTGGCTGCGGACCTTCGCAGTCGAGGACAGGGTGACGGTCATGCTGGAACCGGCAGTGTTCTTGACGTGCAGGAACGTCCGCTCGTCACAGATGACCTTCGTCGAGGCGGCGGCGGCACCGTAAGTCACGCCGAGGCCTGCGAGGTTGATGACCTGAGTGGTCAGGGTTGCCATGGAGGAACTCCTCTACAGGGGGATTGAGCGAAGCCGGTACCGGCTGGGTGCGTAGTAGTTGGGCGGAACAACGTCGTCATCCCGCTGCACCGGCTGCCCGTCGAGGGACTCCGGTTTCCAGGACGCGCGCCCGGCGACCGTCAGGACGACGGACAGCGCGGCGATGGCCCGGTCTGACACCGACATGGCCTGCCCTGCCGTCAGGCCCACACACGTCAGCTGGACGACGGCAGAGAAGTCGGTCCGGTTGTCGCCGAGCGACGCGGTCATCGCGCGGCCCGGCTCGGGGTAGAGGACGACATACGGGGTGCTGGCGGTCGGGGAGACGCCGGGGGGTGCCCCGCCGACGTAGACCACCAGGCCGGCCGTTTCGAGCGCGGCCGTCACCGCGTCGACGTGCGGCAGGACGGCAGGAGTCGTCATCGGCCGCCTCCTGTCACGTGGCGGCCTCCACAGTGATCCGCCAGGCGGTCGCCGTGCTGCTGAAGTCGACAGCCATCACCGCGAACACCTGATCCACAAGCCGCGTATCACCAGACGCAGTGATCGTCACCGTGTCGCCGGTCTGCAAGTCGTCGGCGGCCAGGGAGGCGAACGGCAGGGCCACCTCATAGCGGGCCACCACCGTCAGCCGCTCCCCCGCCTCTTCGTTGCGAGGAACCCGCTGCGGCTTCAGCCGGCAGGCACCCGAATACAGGACAGTGGGCACACCCGGCGTGAGCACGCTCGTCGTCCGGTTGAGCGTCGGCGTGCCGGGCCTGCTGATCGTGCAGGTGTCCACCAGTAGCTGGTTGTGGGCGGCGCGCCCCGCGGCGAGCAGCGGTTGGATGTCGATGGATGTCATCACGTCACCGGCGCCACGGAGAACGCAGCCACCCGATACGGGCGCAGCGCCTCCTTCTGATCCTGCGACAGCTGCGGACCGCCGATCGTCTCCGAGGCATAGGTACGGCTGCGGCTGTAGTCGTCGATCGACTCAGCCTCCTGTCGCAGACCGCCAGGATTCGTCATGCCCATCGCCGCCAGATCCAGCACGACATCGACGACATCGTCCGGGACTTCGCTGTAGCCGTGGCTGTAGGTGACCCGGACGCGCTGCGCCCAGATCCCCATGGGCCGCATGAACGGCCAGCCCATCAGTCGTGTCGGCGCCCACCACTGCTCGCCCCGGGTCAGCTCAGTGCCGATCCGGGTGAAGTCCCGGCCCTCCAGGGCCTGGTACTCCTGATTGGCGATCCCGAACAGCTCGACGACGGTCAGCAGGCGGGTGTCGTCGACGACTATCGGCCGCTGTGGCAGCCGCAGAATCCGCCCGTTGCCCGGCAGGGTGATCGTGTCGTTCTCGACGAGAGTGAACTGCTGGCGACAGTGCTTGCGGACCCTGGCCGACGCCCGTCGGATCGCCATGGCGGACTGAGCCGGGTCCAGCGTCCGCTGTAGCGCGGCCTCCAGGTCGTCCTGGGTGATCAGGGGGGTCGGGGACACGGCCAGCCCCCTACTCCTCGGAGTCGACCATGGACGTCAGCCGCTTCACCACGGTGCTGCGCGGCTTGTCCTTCGCCTGCTCGGCCGCCAGAGCCGCGGCGGCACGCTCCGGATCGTCGTTCACCCAGGCCATGAGGTCGTCGATGGTGCCGTCCACCGGCGGCTCGTTGCCGCCCGGGTTCGGCACCTCGGGCGGTTCGGCGGGCGCCTCCGGCTCCGGCTCGGGCTCCGGATCTGCCTCGGTAACCTTCACAGCCCCCTCCGGGGCATTCGCGGCGAGATGGCGGGCGAGGTCGCCCTCCAACTCGTCGCCCTCGCCGAACTCGCGGACCTCGTAGTTCCAATACGACCGCGTCGGCTGCAGTACGCGCACACGCATTGCTGCTCTCCTTCCTTCCTGAAGGCCCTCCGGCGCGGACGGACAGGGTTGTCCACGCCGGAGGGAGACGGGGTCGCTCAGGCGTGCTCGATGACGACGCCGCGCTTGTACAGCGCCGCATCGCCCGTGCCCGCATCCGACGGAACGCCGTAGTCGCCCACCCACGACCAGGTCGAGGCGATGACCTGCTGCAGCCGGTCCTGCGCCGGACGCACCAGCAGGGTGACGTCCACACCGGGGGCGGCGTTGATGGTGCGGATCTCCGGCACGTCCTCGACGCCGGTACCGGCGAGAAGAGTGTTGGTGCCCTCGAACGGCGCCGACATCAGCGCGTTCGCACCCAGCACGATCGGCCGGTGCACCGTCAGCGTGCCCGCAGAGCCACCGTTGGCGATGGTCGGCGCCTCCAGGTTGCGCACCCAGTCGATGCCCGCGAACCGTCCGATGGACAGCTCCGTGTAGATCGGCGAGTCCACGCGGCCCTGCAGGGCCTGCTTGAAGTCGGCGTCCGCGAAAAGCTGCGCCTCCGTGTCCGGGTCGATGTGGGCGACGTAGTAGCCGCCCACCGTCGGCACCGCCATCTTCCGCAGCCGCGCCACCGCGGCCCGGAAGTTCGCGAACGTCACCGTGTTCGACGACGACAGATCGAAGGGCGAGTTGCCCGTCGCCCGGACCGAGACCGGAGCGTTCGCCGCGATCACGTAGTCGCCGGCGACGTCGACGCGGGCGGTACCCAGGGTCAGCGTGCTGGTGCCGGTGTTGACGCCGGTCACCGTGTTCGCGGTGCCCGCGATCGACACGGTCAGCGGGTTCGACGCGGACACCGCGGTCGGGACGCCGTTGACCATGACGGTGGTGAAGCCGTCCGTCGAGTTGACGATCATCGACGTATCCGAGGAGCCGGCCGTGGTGCACCAGGTGCGGCCACCCGCATAGGCCTTGAACAGCTTGTTCCGGGCCACCTGGTTGATGGTCTGCCCGGCGTTGATGCCGAGGTTCTCGACGTCCGCCAGGAACTTGCTCGCCAGCGCCATCGCCGAGCCGAGCATGTTGGTGTCCATCGAGTTGGCGTACTGATCCATCGTCACGGACCACTGCTCGATGGAGTACGTCGCCGCCGACGGGTCCGAACCCGTCACCGGGGTCGTCACCGGCGCCAGCAGGCCCTTACGGGTGAACGTCTTCGTGTCACCCAGGCCGCCCATCCACGGCTCGGCGTCCGCGATCTGCGGGAACAGGAAGTTCGGCACGAGCGCGTCACGGAAGACGCGGTCCAGGATGCCGTTCTGCAGCATCGCCTGAATGCCGGCGGGCAGGGACGGCCGGACACCAGCGTGCCGGTCCAGCTTGAACCACGGCCGCGGGGCGCGGTGGAGCCGCGGGCGAACCGCGGACATGGTGGGGGTCATTCTCACTCCTCAGTGATGATCTCTATGGACACTTGGTCCGGGTACTGCTGGGCGTACTGATCCAGGCCCAGCAGTGCGGTTTGGGTGATGGCCGTCACGGCGGCGCAGACGCGACCCCCAGCAGCAGGCTCGTCGTGACCGGACACCTCAATCGAGGTGCGTCCGCCGCCCAACCGGGCCCGGACCGTGATCACACGCGCTGCCGGTAGCCGTACTTGGCGAGCTCCGCGGCCACATCGCCCTTCGGGGCGGTCCGGTAATCCACGGGAGCGGGAGCGCCCCGCGAACCCTGGCCGGGATCGGGCTTCAGCTTCGTCTTCGGCTCGGCCGCTGGGGCGACCAGCTCGGGCTTGGCCCAGTGCGGCTTCCGCGCCAGCAGATCCGTCAGAGCCGTCTCAATGGCGTCCGTGTCGATCTCACCGTCCGCGTCGACGTACTGGCTGGGGTCGCGCATCAGCACGTCCACGGCGTCGGCAGGGTCAGCGAACTCGCCGGCCGCGGCCCGCACTTCGGCCGCCACGGCACGCGCGGTCGCCTTGGCCTCCCGCTGGGCAGACCGTTCGACCTTCGCCGCGAGTTTCTCCGCCTCGGACTTCTGCGCGTCCTCGAACTCCTGCACCTTGCGTGCAAGGTCGTCGGCGCGCTTCTTCTCAGTGGCGGCAGTCTTCTTGGCTGCGGCACGCTCGGCCTTCATCCGGTCGAGGGCCTTCTTGCCCTCATCGCCGAGCTTGTCCGCGCCTTCAGGCTCCGGATCAGGCTCGGGTTCCGCCGGATCACCTGCCGGCTCAGGGTCGGGATCCGGATCTGCCGGATCGGCTGCCGGGTCCGGATCAGGTGCCGGGTCGGCGGGGTCGGGGTCTTCGTGACGGTCGAGCCGGAACCAGCCCACGCTCTGAGCGGCGGGCAGCCAGCGGGTACGAGTCGTACTCATGGATGGAACTCCCATTGCGGGATCAGAGACCGCGCCTTGCGCGCGGCCAAACTTGGGTCGTGATGCGGCGGCCTGCGGGCTACGACAGGTAGCCGAAACGCTTCAAGAGCCTGATCAGCTCGTCGCGGTCACCAGAGAGACGGAGAATCTCGCCGGGGGTCAGCCGCGGCGTCCGCAGGTGGAACCGGGGCATACCGCGTTCCAGGTCGTAGCCGTTCCGCGCGAACCGCTGCCCGGTGCGCTGCTCGGCCTCTCGCAGCATCTGCTGGTAGAACGCCCCACGCTTCGTCGTGCCTTCGAGCGTTGCCACGACCTTCTTGCCGTAGGCGTCCAGCGTGATTGTCGAACGGCCCGCGTTGACCACCGAGTAGATGTCTGCGCCGTTCCGGATCGCCTCCGCGCCGCCGATCGTGAACCGGCGATCCTGCTCCGAGCGGGAGAGGCCCTGGAAGAACGACATCGGGTTCGCGTGGCGACCAGGGCGAGCATCGGTCGCGGGAACCCCATAACACTGGCACCTGCGATGACGTTCGAAGTCGGCATTCCACCGGTACCAGCGGCCGGCGAGAATCGCGCAGCGCGCACACGCCCCCGAGCGGACCGTCCGTACATAGCCCGTCACCGACCGATTCGCGATCATCGACACGCTGGCCGCGCCACGGCCCGCATCCGCGACCTCCGAAGCGGCCATCTGCAGGAGCTGGGCCCGGCCGCCGAGCATCGCCTCCTGCAACGTCAGACCGTTGCCGATCAGCGTCTTCGTGCGAATCACCGGCAGATAGAGCAGGCTGTCCAGCGTCCGTCCATCCGACGCAGCCCCCGAGAACGAGCGGGTGTCGACATGCGACGCCTGCTCCATATAGTTGTTGCCCAGCCCATCACCGCGGACCATCGCCTCGATGTACTTCTGGCCCGTCGACGCCGCCACCAACTGGCCGGCCGACACGGCGCGCACCATCGCCGCACCCAGACCGCCCAGCCACGACCGCGAAAGGTCCGTGGCCGCGAGTTCCTTCCACAGCCGCTGCAACGTCACCGTCGTCTGAATGACAGCCCGCTGCTGAGACCGGCCATAGGCGTCGATGATGTCCTGGTGCGCCTGCGTCTCGACGGCCACGGTCAGCCGCCGACAGGAGGCGCCTCAACCGGCGCCGGCTCGTGGGCCGTCGACAACTGGTGCAGATCCATGGCCGTCATCCGAGTCAGGGCGTCGTCCTGCATGCCCCGCATCCGGGCCCGCTGCACCGCGCTGTAGCCCAAGTCCTCCCACGCCTGCTCCGTCGGCAGAATGCCGGACGCGTGCAGCTTCACTACCGCGTCTGCCTTCTGCGCGAACGTCGGTGTAGACGGGTCCCGCCACACCGTTTCGAGCTTGCGGGTCCGCGGGTCCAACTCGCCATCCCGCACCAGGAGGACGAGGCGCATGACGCGCTCCCAGGCCTCGCCGAACGCCCGCTGACGGCGCTCCGCACGCTTCACCAGGCGGGCCTCCGACGCGCGGATCGCATCCGCAGACGGAGGCTGATCCGTCGCCAGACCCAGAAACGCAGGCGGCAGGCCCGTGATTGCGGCCACCAGGCGAGCCAGCACGTTGATCGTTTCGTGGAAGTTGGAGAGCTGGGCCTCCTGGAACTGCCCGAACTTCACCTCGTTGCTCTCGTTCGTCCACATGCGGCCTGCCAGCGCCGACATCGCACCCAGCGGCTGCCCGTTCTCGTCGGCGAAGTCGTCACGCGACATGCCCGTCGCCCACCGGCGCGGCATCGCGTGATACTCCGCGCTGACCATCATGTCCGAGGCGATCTTGCAGGCCGCGTCCGAGATCGGGATGACCGAGCGAAGTTCGGACGTGCCGTCCAAGTGCCGCAGTCGCGGCCGGTTCGCCAACGGAACAACCAGCACCTCGCCGAGGTTGTGCTCATCCCGGTCGACCTCGACCCAAGCGCCCTTCTGCTGCTCGAACGTCATCCGCGCATTCGGCAAATACAGCGTCGCCCACTTCACCGGAGCAGACCCGGCCGCCGACGGCTCATCCCAGCGCTTCACCGCCGCCACCACCTGACGCGTCCGCGGATCCCTCTCCGCAAACACCTCCAGCGCCGACTCCGCCGTGACGATTGGGGCCGACTCGTCGTCCTCATTCGCGCCGATGATCACATAGGAGCGCTTCAGGGCCAACGCATCCACGTGGGCCTGCTGCGAGCCCTCGTCCATGTCGGAGGCCTGCCACACCGACCAGAGGTCATCAGCAGTCGTCTCCGAGTCCGCGTACCGGAAACCCTCGACGTCCAGCCGCTCGTCCAAGGCATCCACGACCAACTGCGGCCAGTTGATGACCAGTTGGCGCATCCGATCCGACAGTTCCGACTGAATCTCCGGCGCCAGATACGACAGGGGCTGCGTGCCCTCGTAGTAGCTGTCCATCAGCCTCAACTGCGGCAGGTCACCGTCATGGCAGTGGATCAGCCGCTTCAGCCACGCGTCAGGATCGAGATCGAGGGCCATAGGTCACCCCCGTCGTCAGCGCATCACAGTCGTTTTCCGGGAGCGCGGCGGCTCGTTGCCGCCCGCCTTGATTGCATCCCGCCTGGCCTCCCAGGACAGGCAGCCCGCCATCGCGAGGTCGATCTTTCGGGGCGAATCGTGGCGATCCTTCTGGATCACCCACATCGGCTTGCCCTCGTCGTCCTTCACACCCGCGTTCCGCTTCACCGCCTGAGCGATGTGCCGTGCGAAGGCGTCACTGCCGTCATGCGACAACTCGCCGCCCGTCATCGCCGTCCTGTACGCGCGCAGAGCGAACGCCATCTGCCGGCGCCGATGCGTCCACCACTCAGTGACCACCTTCGGGCCGTACTTGCCGGCCCAGCCCGCGATCGTCTCCTCGTAGTACGCCGGGTCCGCATAGAGGCGCACGACCCGCCACGTGTTCATCGCCTCGTCGAGGACTGCGTTCACCTCGACTTCGGGGACTTCCCACGACTCGGCTTCCTGCTTGTTCGCCGGCGACTCCCATACGCCGAGCACCCATTGGTGGCCGGTCTCAAGGTGGGTTGCCACAAAGCCCGTCGAGTCGCTCCACTTCGAGCCGTCGAAGCCGATCGAGATCGCTTCCTTCGCCGGAACGATGAAGCGCGAGTCCGCCAACTCCCGCCAGCGGCCCGGGTCGAAGGCCTTCGCCGAGGCAGTGCCGGGCTGGTTGAGGAAGTACCTGCGGGCGTCAGCCGGATCGGTGTCCGGCTCCCGCATGTCGCTGGCGATCCGCTCCAGATCCATCCACTTCGCCGCGTCGCCGTACACGAACTCCAGCGCAGGCATCAGCTGGTCGTCGTCATGCAGATCCTCAACGTGCGGGGCCTCGCGATGGTCGAAGAGCAGACCGCCGTCGCGCACCCGGCCCGAGACGACCGCCTTGTGGTACTCGTGCGTCGCCTCAGCTACCGAGTTCTCGCCGACCGCATACATCGTCGACGTCTCCAGCGACCACGGCTCGGCCCTGCGCCGCTTCACCAAGTTGCGGCGCACCGTCTTGTGCATCGCCCGCAACTCGGGATGGACATAGAGGTGGATCTCATCAAAGACGGCAAACGTCTCCTTACCGCCGTCCTTGGCCGCGCCCGACGACGTCGACGGCACGATCTCGCCGCCGCCCTCGATGAAGATGCGGCTCGACGTCTGCGCCGAACGGCCCAAGTCGATGCCTGGGAACTCGTCGCCGAAGTTCTCGACGAGGTGCTCCAGCATCGCCGTGACGTTGTCGTAGGTGTTGCCCGCCTGGTTCTCTTCCGTCGCGAGGCAGCGGATGAACGGGTACACCTGCGCGCGGCCCACCGGGTCACTCTCGGCATCCCAGCCGTCGAAGCGGCACGGCCCCAGAGCCTCGAAGCACACCAGCGCGCCGGCCAGTTCGCTCTTCGCTCGGCCCTTCGGTCGGGACAAGAACGCACGGTTGACCTTGCGGCGGCCCGTCACCGGGTCGAGCTGGTAGGCCTTGGCGATGAAGGCGGCCATCTCGTCGTCGATGAGCAACGGCTCGCCCTGTACGTCGCCGGGCCCGTGGCAGAGGTAGTGCTCGATCCAGTCGATCGCCTCGAAGCCAAGCGAGGTGAAGCGGTCCGGGTCAGCTATCCGCCTGGCCATCGACGACCTTCAGAACCCGGTCACGACGAGATGCGCCGCCGCGGGCGCCGGCAGAACGGCGGACTGCGGGCTCGATGTCCGGCTCGGCAACGGTCCAGCGAAGCCGAATGCGGTCTGCGGCGGTACCTCCGAGGGAGGTCTCGTTCAGGCGGATCTCCGAGAGTAGATCCTTCCTGGGTTCCTCCCAGTACTGCTGAACCAGCTCGGCCAGCATGTGCAGCCGCTGCCAGTCCGTCATCAGGAACGTTGCAGCCTGCGGGCTCGACCGCCACGTCTCGTACCAGGCGAGCGTGCGACTGTCGTAGTCGTGGCCACCTGGCAGTTCAGGGGTTGGTCCGTCAGGCCCGTCGGCCGGAAGGGTCGTCGGTGCTACGAAGTCGGCGTTGCGCCGGCGGCGTTGACCGGGGTCCTTCGGCAGTGGTCCATTGGCGGGCATATCGATCACTCCTCAGTGCCGTTGCGGCACGCACTCACGCCTGCCGTTGCGGCACGGCGAATGTCACAGAGGGTCACATTCGAAGATCACGTCGAAGATCGTTTGGATTTGGCGACCCGTATGGATTCCGAGGTCCC